ACGGTCACGCGACGAGGTAATAATGCGATCCATAGTCACTCTCTATATTAAGGCCAGGGTAATAACTGCCGAGAATATGTAAATAAACGCCAAAGCTCTAGTGCTTTTACCCATCTTTACCGACCCGTCTCCCCCGTTAAACAGAAGAATATATCGGCGTTAAATCGCACCGCAGAATGTTTGTTTTATTTCCGCGACAAGCCAGATCGACATCTTATAGGTCACTGAAAAATATTGCGTTATTGCAAAGTCGCCGCTAACACTGAAAACGGTGTCATCAATAATGAAATCAATAAGGCAAAGGATATGAACCGACTAAAACACAATCACATCACGCTCGCATTCCTCGCAGCCGGGCTTATCAGCTCGGCGTCAACGGCCTGGGCCGCCATCGTTCCTGCAGGCACGCAGCTGGCGGAAAAGCAGGAGCTGGTCAGAAATAACGGCAATGAACCGGCCTCGCTGGACCCGCACAAGGTAGAAAGCGACGTTGAGTTCAACATTATCAGCGACATGTTTGACGGGCTGGTGGCGGTCAAACCTGACGGGGCCATCGAGCCGCGGCTGGCGGCGTCCTGGGAGAATAAAGACAACACCGTCTGGACGTTCCATCTGCGGCCCGGCGTCACCTGGTCTGACGGGACCGCCATTACCGCACAGGATATCGTCTGGAGCTGGCAGCGCCTGGTCACGCCAAAAACCGCGTCGCCGTATGCCAGTTACCCGGGAAACATGCATATCGTGAATGCCGCCGATATTGCGCTCGGTAAAAAAACGCCCGACACGCTGGGCGTGAAAGCGCTGGACGACAACACCTTGCAGGTTACGCTGAATCAGCCGACCGCCTCATTCCTCGCGATGCTGGCGCACCCGTCGTTGGTGCCCGTCGATCAGGTGCTGATCAACCGGTTCGGCGATAAATGGACGCTGCCAGCACACTTCGTCAGCAGCGGGGCGTACACGCTTTCCCAGTGGGTAGTCAACGAGCGAATTGTGGCGGTGCGCAATCCGAAATACTGGGATGACAAACATACGGTTATCAATAAAGTCACTTATCTGCCGATTCACTCGGAAGCGGCGGACGTGAATCGCTACAAGGCGGGGGAGATAGATATCGTTTATACCTTGCCTATCAACCAGTTCGCGCAGCTGAAAAAGACCATGGGCGATCAGGTAGACGTCTCGCCACAGCTCGCCACTTACTATTATCAATTCAACACCACCAAAGCGCCGTTTAACGATGCCCGTGTGCGCCGGGCGTTAAATATGGCGCTGGATAAAGACATCATCGCCGACAAAGTGCTGGGACAGGGGCAGAAGGCCGCGTGGCTCACCAGCCAGCCAGAGATTGGTGGCGTAACGCTTCACGCGCCGGATTACGCTGGCTGGTCGCAGGAAAAACGTATCGCCGAGGCGAAAAAACTGCTCACCGAGGCCGGGTTTGGGGCCAACCATCCGCTATCGTTTAATTTGCTCTACAACACCTCCGAATCGCATCAGCGGATCGCCATCGCCGTCAGCTCGATGTGGAAGAAAAATCTTGGTGTCGAAGCGAAGCTGCAAAACCAGGAATGGAAAACCATGCTCGACACGATGCACACCGGGAATTTTGACGCGGTGCGCTACGCGTGGATTGCCGATTACGACGATGCATCGACGTTCCTGAATAACTTCCGCACCGGCGACAGCGAGAACACCACCAAATACAGCAATCCGGCCTACGACGAAGCATTACATAATGCGGCGAAAGCCAAAGATACCGCCGAGCGCGGTAAATATTATCAGCAGGCCGAAGACATGTTAGGGCAGGATGTTCCGGCTATTCCGGTCTATCACTACGTGCGAACGCACCTTGTGAAGCCATGGATCGGTGGATTTACCCCAGACCGCCTCGGGTATTACTACACCAAAGACATGTACATCAAAAAACATTAGCCTTCTGAATGAGGGTTAAAGCGCTTAATAACTGGTCAATATGTTGTTAATTCAGCCGAATAACAACGATTTGACTGTTTTTTGCGCGAACGAACAAAGTGGGGCTTTACATGAAGTTCGGGTATGTTTATAGTGCGTCCCACTTAGGAAGCGTGGCCGAGCGGTTGAAGGCACCGGTCTTGAAAACCGGCGACCCGAAAGGGTTCTAGAGTTCGAATCTCTACGCTTCCGCCAATTAAAACAAGGGGTTACCGAAAGGTAACCCCTTGTTGCTTTGGGCGCTTGGTATAGTGTTGGTATATTTTGTTGGTATACGCATGTCACATAAGTCATCTCTATTTTTCCTCTCATACTATATTTCTTCATCTCATTCCTTAACAGTTTGTGCCTTTAAGTGTTATTTTACTTGATATGCTCCCTCCCTCAGTTAGACTCAACACATAGCGTTTTTGTACGTTTTTTTGTATGAAATGAGGGGTTATGAGCAACGCAATTCTCTGGTATGAAGTGCAAAACATTGGAAGTTTCGAGAACGAGGGGGGGCTTGTTGACCTTACCACTACAGGTAAGGACAATAAAAAAGAGCTTTGGACCGAGGTTGATGGACAGAAAGTTAATCTAATTACGGCAATCATGGGCGCTAACGGCTCTGGGAAAACCACATTATTAAAACCGATGTCTTTTTTAAGTTGGTTCTTTTGGTCTATTCCTGCAAAGATTACAGATTATCTTTTTCTTAATATTAACCGTCCTTATAAAGAACCCGGGCGACTGCAAATATGCTTTACACTTAATGGGAAAGTTTATACTTATAAACTTGTTGTATGTGATCAGTTTGTAATCAAAGAAGAATTATATGTAAGAAATGAAAATAATAAAAACGTTTACATCTTCAAGAGAAAAATATCTGAATTCGATAATGATATAAAAGAAAAAAGCACACAAGAAATAAGTAATAAAGAAGTTGAAGATTTTATAAAAAAAATAAAATACGATTATGTTGAAAAAGAAAATATCTTTCCTTTAGGTGTAGCAGAAGGAAAGAGGACACCACCTAACACAAGCATTATTTCTGCTGCAAGACGAGTAGGGGTTCCTTTAGCTGCCGAGATTGCAGATAATTTAAGCAGTATGTCCAATGTTAATGCAATGGGCAGATATAGCTACGATTATGAAGACATCGGTTCCGCAGCTGAAGAATTATTTGAGGATCAAAATACTTTTTCCATAATTAAAAATACTTTGAGGAAATGGGATCTTGGTCTTGATGATATTACAATAGAAAAAGAAGAAAAAATCGATGTTAATGGTGAAAAAGAAACATATTATTTAGTTCTTGGGATTCATGAAAAAGAGGATGGCACGAAATTTGAATTGCCATTCGTATTTGAATCCGCAGGTACACAGAGTGCTTTTTTAAGATTGCATCATATAATGCAATGCTTGAATAAAGGGACAGCTTGCTTCATTGATGAATTAGGAGACGATTTACATCCTCACATGGTTAAGCCGATACTTGAGCTATTTACAAGTAGAGAAAGTAACCCTCATAATTCTCAATTAATTTTTACTTGCCACAAACCTGAGTTGATTAATTATTTAGGGAAATACCGTGTAATAATCACTGAGAAGAAATTCAACAAAAGTGTATGCTACCGACTGGATGACTTCCCATCTAGTGAAGCAAGAAGCGATGAGAACATCGCTGCAAAATACCTAGCTGGAGCTTACGGCGGGGTACCTGATCTATGAGTAAGCCAAAGCGTTCGACGAGAACTGCGGGAAAAACTAAATTATTGATGTGTGAAGGTATAACAGATAAGAGATTTGCTGAATGCCTGAAACAACTGCTCACCACCCGTACGAGTGGTTTTTCTGTTCGTATTGACGAAGCTGGTGGCGGAGGGCCTAAATCCGCCATTATGGCTGCTATAAATCATGCTGGAGGTTTTGATAGAAGAGTGGTGTTTATTGATTCAGATCTTCCAATTCCAAAGGATGCTCTGTCAGCCGCTCGAAACAACAATATTCAAATAATTCAATCTACCCCTTTTTGTCTGGAAGGATTTCTTTTAAGATTAATGGGATATAACAGTGGTATTTTACATTCACAGGATGCCAAAGACACTTTTCTTAGGCAATACAACCTTAAAAGTGTCGTAACTCAAGATTGGTATGAACAAAACATTACATTAACACATATAAGTTCTGTAACATCCAATGTGAGGCACAGTTGTCAACCCTTAATGATTGAACTTAGAGATGTTTTCCTAATCTTTTAAAAGAGCTTGCCTCAGGCAGGCTCTTTACTTGATTACGGGTAAATCTAAACTTGGTGATTTCTTTATTTTTCGATCATAAATTATCACTTGATTCTCAGTTTTATGGCCTGAGAATAGTTGTTTGTCTCTGCTACTCCCTTCATAATCTGAAATCGCTTTGGCTTTAATATCATGAAATGTTCCGGGTACTTCGCGACCTAGTTTCACAGCTGCTTGTTTCTTCGCATTGTTCCACCAAGTATTAAAAGATTTTCTATTCATCCGCCCGCCAGAGGGTGAGGGTAGAACATAGCCCTTAGCCGATTGGTGAATAAAATGTTGCTGCGCAAGTTCAATAGCGGCCCGTAAACGAGGGGTCCACTGTTTGATCTGCTTCTTACCAGTTTTGTTTTGTTCAATGAAAATGCCATCTGCACGAAGATCAGGGATGAGAAGATCAAACACATCCCCCTCACGCGCAGCACATAGATAAGAAATTTCCATTGCTATCTGTACTTCCACTCTGGCGCATTCATAGATCGCTAAGTAGTCCTCATCCGGGATGTACACATCACGGTCTACAAGAGTGAACTTTCTAATCCCCTTACAGGGGTTTCCCTTCACGTATCCGCGTTCAAAGCCCCAGCCAAACACCCGAGACATACTCGACACTTCCTGATTAGCCTGGTTCTTACTGGTAATCCCGCGTTTATCCATATAGATACGGACCTGCTCAATCTTTATGTCATCGGCTTTCATCTTCCCAAAGACGGCCAGCAACTTCTTCTGATGTTGCCGATAATCACTTTGAGTGCGAATGCCAAGCTCTGAAAATGCCGGACTTTCCAGAAACATTCCCCAAAGCTTGGCGAATGTCATCACGTCGTGGTTCTTCGCTTTTTCCTCTTCATAGCGCTGCCAAAGTTTTGACATGCTGGTATCGCGAATTTTACCGAGAGTGATGCTTTTCTTCGTCCCTTTTGGTTTCCAGACATAGCTGTATTTGTTTTTTGTTACCCGCGGCGGCAGTTGCGCGTCTTTTGGGTCTTTACGTGGTCTTCCCATAAATGGCATCGAAGTTTGGTTCAGTTGCAACATACTCGTCTACCTTCGGCAATTCAGTGATATTCGGGGCCAGACTTCTACGCAGAACGATTGGGCGATTTCTTCTGTCCGTAGTGAACGGAATGCCATGGCACCGCAGCTGTCTCTGCTGTTCTGAGTAACGTCTGTATCCGGTTATTTCTGCAATTTCCACCGGTGACAGTGTGAGTTCGTACATAGCTATCACCTCAGATAGCCAGCCAGAGATTAACAACATTGGCTGACGCAGGTTGATTATCAATAATCAGTTGCGGGTGACTTTCAGATCACCGCAATAATGTCTTTCGCGCGTTCCTGCGACTTACTTTTTCCGGCAATAGACCGGCGGGCGCTGACCCGGTGAATACGAAAACCGGACTCTTCATACAACCCCAACAGTCGCGGTGCGGTTGAATTGCTTATAACAACGCTTGCTCCACGCACGACAGCTGCTGCACAGCTCTTTGCCAGCGATACCTGGTCATCCCAGCTGAAACCGCCAGCGGCGTAACTCGTGAAGCCTGCTGAACCCGGCAACGGCTCATAGGGTGGGTCGCAGTAGACAACGTCTCCTTCACCCGCGAGTTGCAACGTGCGGCGATAATCGGCATTCATGAAAACGCAGTTATGAGCCTTTTCGGCAAAGGTCTGGATCTCGCTCTCCGGGAAATGCGGGGCTGGATATTTACCCCAGCTCACATTGAACTGGTGATCGCGGTTATACCGGGTAAGTCCATTGAAGCAGTGACGGTTCAGGTATAGGAAGGCTGCCGCCCGCTCAACACAATCAAGGCTCTGTGCATTGAACTGGTCGCGGATCAGCGCATAGCCTTCAGCAGTGTTGAGGGTGTCAAACATGTGCTGGGCCGCCTCCACCACGAGCGGCGATGTGACGGCCAGCATCTGATAAAGATTAATCAGATCGCCATTCACGTCCGCCAGCAGGAAGCTGTCGTGCTTATCCGAATTGAGGAAGACGGAACCAGCGCCCACAAATGGTTCAATCAGGCGGTTACCGGCGGGGATGAACCCGAACAATTCAGGGAGCAGGGAGTATTTACCACCGGCCCATTTCAGAAACGGGCGCTGCCAACTGGCGGCCACAAACGCGCAGCAAGCAGATTCGTTTTTTACGGTCGCTGTATTAGACATAAATAAGACCTGTCATTTATTGCGAGTAGAAGGATAATTACGACGATTATTAATCGCCCGCTGTATTTGTTTAAGGCTTCTTTTTTTATTGCTACTTATCGAGTAACAATCACTATCTTGGCAATAAAAAGTTTGCCTTGGCGCTGCTTTAGGGTACGGACGTTGAAATACACAAATAAAATCATCGATATCTCTTTGTTTTCCACAATGAGAACAAAATGCAATAGTCATAATTTGGTTTTTAATCCACCCCGAAGGGCGGATGTAATTCAGTCTCGTTTTAGCGTGGGCCAAACAACCCAAATAAGCGCACCAACAAATAACGCATCGCTTATAAACGAAAGAATGTAGCTGGTGAAATCCGTTACTACGGACATGAAGGCCAACAGAAGCACCAGCGCAATACGTACAGCGTCAGGCATGGCTTTCATTACAGCCAGTCTTCGATGCGCAGGTTCAACAGACGACCGATCTCTTCCAGAACCTTGCGTTCTGAATCTTCAATCTCACCATCAGCCATAGCGACAGCAATGATGTTCGCGAAGACCTCTTCACGCTCTTCCTCGGAGGATTTGACGTCAGAAATCTGTCGCTTTGCCTCCATCTTCAGCACGCCGAAACCAACCTCTTCGAACTTATCCTTGCACTTGGCAATCAGCACCGACGCTTCTCCGCCGAAGTGATTGAGTTTATCGTTGGTCTGGATGATCGCTTCAATGCGTGCCAGTTCCGGCGCTTCCAGCTCACCATCAGCGGCGGCGACCAACACGGAACCATAAACAATAGCTTCCATCAGGTCGCGGTTTTCGAGTTTCTTCAGTCCAGCTTTTGCCGCTGCCGCTTTCTTGCCAAATTTTAAAAAGCCCATATTTAAATCTCCAGTTAATTAAGCGCTGTTTGCGCATTTAGGGTGTAACAATCCCTGCCAGTAAAGGCATGAATTAAAATAAATCGAAGTTAGTTAATTAGTGGGTTGCCTTTATTGTCGAGTAGTATTTCAACGAAAAGGTCTCTAACAATAAACTGTTCGCGCAGGTTCGATATTGCAATTTTACCGCGAGTGTTTGCGTGAACTTTATAAATACAGTCGTTATATTTCACCATTGAGCCTGGTACGGCGCACTGGCGAATTACTTCCATCGTTCCATAATGCTGATCTTGCATGATAAGGCTCCATTGATTCGCAGATGGCTGTTTTAAAAAGGGCGGTACCAGAGGCATCAGATAAGGCTTTTTAAACCTGGTACCGCCAAGACTACACACAGCAATGGCACAACATGGAAGCGCACTCCGCCATCTAACAAACCATTCCCCAACAGTGAAAGAGGGGCGGAATGCGCTTTCGTGTTGTGCGAAACACCATGGCCGGTGCTGGTGTGGTATTCACTATTCATGATCAGCGCTTCGGTGTGGTCTGCATCAATCGCGTCTTTCGCGTCACGACGCAGCATTTCAACCGCTTCGTGAATCGCCTTGCGAAAAGCCTCACAGGTCCGGGTTTCGTTGATTGTTGGATTCAAGAGCAGGGTGTGGGCGTGGAAGATACGCATTTCTGCCTTACCAGCTTTAAGCAGGGTGTCGCGATTCCAGACGGAACGCGCCAACCTAAGCAGTTGCTGAATTTCATGGTCGTTAGCTTCGTAGTTGAAAGTGCGAGTTACTTTAATCATTTGGATATTCCTCATCGTGGCCTTATCGCGGCTAACGGAACGTTTTTTACTGAGTAATCACCGCGTGGTGGTTACTTGATGTGCTTAGATTAGATATGTCTAACTTTTACGTCAAGGTGTTTTGTTAGATAAAACTAACATGAGGGGCGTGAGAAATCCTAACTGGTTGATAGTTAGGATATTATTTGTTGGATTGGCGTTCTCTGGCTTTTAAGAGTTCTTCGAACAGTTTGTTGAAGTTTTCGACCCTGGCCCGCATTTCCATTAGTTGAGCATCCTGCTCTGATTCAGGTAACGCATCAAATAAATCAACCAACTCTTTATGCTTTCCGGTCAGTTGTGGCGCAGCTGGTAGCTCATTGGCAGGAGTCGGGGACTGCTCGGCATCACCAAACATTAACCAGGTAGGTGTGCATGATAAGGCTTTTGCGAGTGAAAAAAGGCGCGAACCTACAGGCTGTGTTTCATCGCGTTCCCACTGTGAAATAGTGACGTGGGCAACCCCAGCAAGCTTCGCGGCCTCTCGCTGAGTTAGCTTAAGCTCTTTGCGTCGTGCAAGAACTCTTTGTCCAAGGGTTTTGTTTTCTTTCATCGTTAGACAATTCTAATTTTAATTGACTTAGGTATCCCGCGCAGACTATTGTTAGACATACCTAACAAATCGGAGGCAACATGCTTACTTGCGAAGCACTGCACTTCTTCGGCTCCAAAACAAAGCTCGCACGAGCGGCTGGTGTCGAACTTCAGTCAATTTATAAGTGGAAAATGTTGGTGCCAGAAGGCCGTGCACAACGTTTATCTGAGGCATCTGGCGGCGCCCTGAATTACAACAAAGAAATTTACGACCAGTACCGCCGGGACCGCCGTAGTGGCAAGAAGATTAAAACAGCAGTGGTGGGAGCGTCTGACTAATGGATATCAAACTTCTTGCCGTTGAGCTGGAGTCATTTGCAGAAAGGCGCTGGAAAGCGGTTGTGCCGCTGATTACTCAGCATCACTGCGGTGACCTGCTGGAAGTTCTGGACGGCATTACTGATGCCGATGATTACAGCCGCCGCCTGCACAACAACACGCAGCGCATTCAGCGCGCTTTCCGTAATGACACTGCCAACTATCGCCAACAAGCGCGTGAACTGGTACCAGCAATCCGCGCAGCTATGGATGCCGAAAAGGCTAAACGGGAAGACCGGTACTCTCGTGCTGCCATTGCGAACAAAGAATGCATTGAAGCCACCAGTGCAGTACTGACAGGTGAACCACAGGAAGTCGTCCACCAAGAAACAATTGAGGCGATCGACGCGCTGGCGAAGCTGGCTGGCGTGAAAGTTCACATTATTTACGCTCAACAACGCGCTGCCTAAGAGCAGGAGATAGCCATGTGCAACGCCCAGGAATTAGTGAACCGCATGAAGCATGCGATGCAGTACAGCAGTCCGGCAACACAAGCTGATCGTACTGTTGAGCTTCTTCCCGGCGGCAAATACCGCGACGAACGTGGGCGCATGGTGACAGTTCTGCGAGTTTCTCACCTTCGGGTCAGGTTCCTTCATGAGGGATATCCCGGCGAGTGCGAAATCGGCCGCAGAGAGTTTGTTATGAAATTCAGGAAGGTATGAGAGTGAGCCTACTCTATGCAAAACACCCGATTGTCATCAACCCCGAGCTGGCTGTAGCCATCGGGCTGAATGAAGCAATCGTACTCCAGCAGCTGCATTACTGGCTTAGCGATACCACGTCTGGCGTGATGCATGAAGGGCGAAAGTGGGTATACAACACCCATGAGGAATGGAAAGAGAAAAGCTTTGATTTTTATTCTGTTAGCACTATTAAGCGGACATTTTCATCACTGGTAAAGCTTGGGCTTATTGATGTTGCAAGGCTATCTGAAGACAACCGGGATCGCACCAATTTCTACACCATTAATTATAACAATCCGCTGATTTCCGGTGAGGTCAAATTGACCCAATGCAACGATTCAAATTGCCCCGATGCAAGCGGTCAGAATGGTTCACTGCAAAAGGGCAAATTGGTACCTCGCAAGGGGTCAAAACGGTCCGTTGTTCATACAGAGACTACTACAGAGACTACTACAGATATTAAACAGATCTCTTCGTCCGAGAATTCTGACGAATTCACTGACGTCGAAAATATTGGTGAAAGTGATATTCCAGCCCGAAAAGGGAAGTGGGGAACACAGGAAGATCTCCAGTGCGCCGAATGGATATTTACCCGCATCAAACGACTTTACGAACAGGCCGCTGAGACTGATGGCGAAGTTACCAGGCCTAAAGACCCAAACTGGAATGTTTGGGCGAACGAAATTCGTCTGATGCGAACTATCGACGCACGAACCCATCGGCAGATTTGCGACATGTTCAAACGTGTACAGGGTGATCCGTTCTGGTGCCGAAATATTCTCAGCCCTGGGAAACTCCGTGAAAAATGGGATGAGTTAATTCTTCGACTCGGGCCTGGTAACGGCAGCCAGCCATCACAGCGCGACGTAAACACCATTTCAGAGCCAGATAACACAATCCCTGAAGGCTTCAGGGGATGAAGATTCAAACAGGAGAAATTATGGAAACTGTACTTCAGGCCCTTGGGGCCATGAAAAAGGCGACGTCGATCGAAATCGCGGCGCGCACCGGAATCAGCCGGAATGAAGTGGTAAATCAGCTTTGGGATTACAAACGAGACGGGCTGGTTGCTCAGTACGGCATGAGCTGGTCGCCAGCAGACCCGAAGGTGTCCACAGTGCAGGACACTGTAAAAATCAGCGAGGCCATGATTATCGATGCCCTGCATCAGCGCGATGCGCAATCGACTGAAGAGCTGGCCACGGTTCTATCAACCACAAACCGGAAGGTTGCCGCCACCCTCGCTATGCCGATCAGCAAAGGGCGAATCACGCGCGTTAGCGATAACGGAACGTTCCGCTACTCCATCGCGGACGCCACCTCCGAAACCAACGAGCCAGCCGTAGCCAAAGATAACAAACCTGTCAGTGTCGCAGCTGTGTTGGATTCCATCACGCCATTCGCCACTGCCCGCCCTGATGATCTCATTGTCCCGACAGTGCGTGGAGTGAACCGCGAGCTGCGTCGCGCAAAAGCCAAGGTGGTCAAGCTTGAGCGGCTGCGTGACGCGGTCCGTGAAATTAGTAAACACAAGCGTCTTATCCAGGAGGTGATGCTGTGACGGCTGGCGTACTGCTTTGGATGGTCTGCGTGGTGCTGGTACTGCTGGTGGTGTGTGGCATTTCCGCGATGTTAACTGACGGATGCTGGGGGCATGACGATGACGACTGGTACTGAAATGCCGCGTTGCCCGACCTGCAACCTGATCACAGAGTTTGGGTTTAAAGACAGGGCATTCATTACCGCGGGGGTGCTTAAGTGCCCCTACAACCACCACCGAGCCGAGAAAAGTTTTCACTCCGGCTCTTCGAAATTGACGATGAAACGCCTGCTGCGCGAGCAGTGGGATATGCAAATCAGCAAGGTTCAGGCCGGGGAGGAGACACAGTGAAAACATTGACAGCAGGCCAGGCGGTGATGGCGTTCTTCGAGATGCATGAAACCGCTACGGTAAGTCAGATCAGCGAGATGTATCCGGACGTTAGTTACTCAGGCATCGCATGGGCTCTTAAATCTCTGACAGACAAAGGTCAGGTTGAAGTAATCAAGATGCGGACAGGCCGCACACCGGCGATCTACCGGGCGGGTAGGGAGCTGGCGATGGAAGACTTGCCGATTACTGAGCAATGCCGCCGCAACTGGCATGGCTATCACATCCACAAGGTATTTGGCAGTGGTGGCAAGGTGAGGGTATGAGGATCAATATCTACACCGGTAGCCGGTAGGATAAAGGCGAGCAGTCGTAGGTGCTGTGGGAAATGTAAGGATATATTACCTTTGCAATCATGCTCTTGCGCAGAAGGCGCTGATTGCTGGGTTACTGCAGGTTGGTACGAAACTAAATTGTTACTGTGGCGTGTTACGAGGTTTGCAAAAACCCTCTCAGTAATTTACTGTGTATATATACAGTATTTTTGAGGGGGGGAGATTATGGGTGGTAAAGACAGTAATTACACAATTGTCTATCGGGGCGATACGCTTGCACGGATGCAGGAAGGGGGATGGGTTATCTTCCAGCGGGCTAAGGCCTATGGCGGTGGCTTTTGGCTCGGTCGGACATACAACGATTGCTTCTGGCTAGAGTTCGACAAGCCAACATGCTTATCCGATGCCATCACATACATCATCTCCTACAGCTCAATGCTCAACATGAAGCAAGAGTTTGATGACGAATTTCGGCTGGTGTAATCGTCAGGTTAGCTTTGTTGATTGCAGGCTTATTGGTTTGAATCTATTGGTCTTCGTCTGTCGCTCGGTTTGATGGCGTTTAATCTGCACCGCAAATCAGACAACGACAAAAAATGCATCTTAAATGGAATTTCGCGCGTTCGGATCGACCGGGAAGAGGGCGCCCTACGCGGGTTATGAATTTTCATTTGGAACATCTTATGTTTATCAAAGAGAAAATGGTCGCTATATACGTCCCGGAAAGACTGATTCCCGGCCTCGGTAGTTTTAAAGGGGATATTCTATTGAGTATCAACCGGTTGACTGTAGAGGGAGGTTTTAGTCTGAAAAAGGGCGAATTTGTAACCTCTGTGGATCAATATGAAAGGATGCGAACCATGGTGGGTTTAAAAGACGAGAAACACAGTTATAATAAGTCCCAGGAGCTGAACCCTCCTTCTGAGTAATCGCTGCGCCAACAGAGTCAATTATGATGGCGTACACACATGCTTTAAGACCTTCGCACCGTTCACCCCTGAGCGGTGTATATGCTTATGCTGGTGGCCCGGCATGAGTAAAACCAAATGCAAAACCAAAGCTGAAAAGCTCCATCTTGCTCGTGTAGCTGAGCTCGGCTGCATTGTTTGCCGGAATCTTCACTACGGCGATACACCCGCCGAAATCCACCATTGTAGCGCCGGTACCGGTGTTTCCGGTCGCGCCAGTCACCACAGGGTGATCCCACTTTGTCATGCCCATCACCGTACTGGTGGTCATGGCGTTGCGGTACATGCAGGGCGGAGAACCTGGGAAGATAAATTCGGTACCGAAGATGAACTTCTGACGCAGACTCTCATTGAACTGGGGGTCTTCTATGCGTAACCGCTACCAGATAACCCCTATCGGGAAACCCCGCATGACGGTCCGCGATAAGTGGAAGCAGCGCCCGCCGGTGATGCGCTACCGCGCGTTCTGCGACGAAGTGCGCCTGCACGATATCCAGATCGCTCCTGCCAACGCGCACATCATTTTCATCATCCCTATGCCGAAAAGCTGGAGCCAGAAGAAGCGCAACCAGATGGACGACCAGCCACACCAGCAGAAACCCGATATCGACAATCTGACTAAATCGCTACTGGATGCCCTGTTTGACGATGACTCCCACATCTGGGATGTCCGGACATCAAAGGTATGGGGTGAAGCCGGGCAAATTATCATCGAGGACGCAAAATGAATCTTGAATCGTTACCGCAATATTTTTCACCAAAATCGATGATGCCAGGCGCAGTACCATGCGGCATTACCGCTGATACTTTGACCATTACTGATATTATGGCTGCACTCGGTTTAGCAAATGCGAAAGCAGGTGTGGGGATTGAACTCTACCTCGCCAAAGCTGGTGTTCTGAACCCCGCTGACATTATTGCCTATATCGAGCAGATAGCTCTTTCACGTTCAGGTCGTCACGCAACGCTGAAAAGAATGGATAATCAACAGAAGCATGATTTTCTTCGTATCCTTGCAGGTTATGTATTCCGTGATTACTCCCTGAGTGCGGCCAGCCAGCTTAAGTGCAGCAACTGCACCGGAAGCGGTTTTATCGATGCTGAGGTTTTCACAATGAAGTCCTGTCGCATTCGTGATACCTGGATGCCACAAGAGGAGGGAAGGGAAATAGTCAGGGTGATTTGCAAGCCATGTAACGGCAAAGGCCATCTCAAAAATGAGTGTCGTTGTCGTGGTCGCGGAGAAGTGGTCGATAAGAAGAAAACCGAGCTGCAAGGTCTGCCAGTGTATAAAGCATGCCCACGCTGCAAGGGCAGAGGCTACCCGAGGTTAAAGGATACTGAGATATTCAAAGCGCTGGGGGTGACAGAAACGACATGGCGTCGCAACTTCAAACTGTTTTATGAAAGGCTTGTTGAACACTGCCACATGGAAGAGTCCTACGCCGAGAATGTGTTGAAGAGCATCACTCGGTAATGTATTTCCAGCTCAAAGCAGGCGCTTCTCTGTTCAGGAGAAGGCCGCTTCGTGCCAGAAGCAGACGTTTTAGTACTGAGCCGTGTTAATCAATGGGAAGGTTATCTCCCATTTTTAACTGAAGAGAGAGCTGCCTTGCTTTGCACGCAGAGCTCTATGAATAAATGTTAATGAATGTCAGTTTATCTTTGGGTACATTTCTGAAAATGTCTGGGTCTGATTGCAGGAAGATGAGGAGAGTGATTAACTGCGAGCCTGATTTATTATCGGTACTCATAGTAAGCTGAACATGAACAGCAAAAAAAGAACTCAAAGAAAACTGCTGAAATATCATCAAAATGCTATTAAAAACCCTCATCATCAGTCGGATATGGCAGGTGCTGACCTGCGATTTATGGATCTCAGGAGACTTAACTTGCGCAATATTAATTTAACGGGATGTGATCTTTCGTTCTGCGATCTGCGGGGGGCCGATTTCTCTTATGCGTCTCTGACAGGGGCAAATCTCAGCAACTGTAAAACTGAAGGTACGATTTTCAGTCATGCAGATTGTACCGGCGTGGATTTTTCTGGAAGTGATGTCCGACAAGCCCAGTTTACCGGGGGGCTGACGGAACGGGAAGATATTGGCAATCACATACTGTTATCCCGACCACTCATCTCCGTCTATATGCCCACCTGGAACCGGGAAACTTTGACGATCAGAGCGATACAGTCGGTTCTGAAGCAGGACTATGTACACTGGGAACTCATTATTATCGACGATTTTTCATCATCATTTGAGCAGCTCCAGACGTATATTAATGATCTGAATGACCCGCGCATTACTTATATCCGCAATGAATTTAATTCTGGGGCCTGTGCTGTTAGGAATCAGGCAATACGAATGGCCCGGGGTTATCTGATCACGGGTCTGGATGATGATGATGAATGGCTACCTACACGCCTTTCCTCTTTTCTTGCCTGCCAGCATAAACTTCAGCAGCACGGTTTTTTGTACGCCAATGATTACCTATGCGACAGCACCAGATACCATAATCTTGATGAGTTACATGTGTACCCGAAACCGGCTTATAAAAAGAGCTTGTTTGATAAGCGTAATATTATCGGCAACCAGATGCTGACTTTAACCAGTAGGATGCAGCAGGTTCTGTTCGATGAGTGCCTGACTGCCGCACAGGATTACGATGCCTTTTACCGGCTGGCAGAAACTTTCGGTGATCCTTTCAAGCTGGATGCGATCACCCAGGTTCTTTATGTCAACCACGGAGAGGTCCGCATTACTTGCTCAGGCCGAAAGTTTGCAGGTTACTTGGATTTTTACCGGAAACACAAAGCCAAATTAGACGTATCGAGTAAAAAATATCAGCTTTTCACTCTCTATTACATCCGCAATAAAAAGATGCGCCCGCAAACGCTGATGAAACTGATGACGCTACGCAATCTGAAACGCTATCTGATGATGTATTCCAGCTTCCGGAACAGGAAGTTCTAGCGCGACAGACGATGAGAGGTTTTGCGGCCTTTAGTATAATGGACTAGTTGAAGGTTGAGGTTATTTACGGAAGGTCACAACTTCTGTTCTTCGCTCATAGCTGCTGCCAGCGGCTAACTGCTAATAGCAAGCATTAGTACTATAGGTGGTTTTAAAGATGTGCTGTAGAGATCTTTGGTGATAGCTCCACCGCTTTGACTTGTCGTTAGGCTATGATAAATCATTGCATTTTGCTTAAAGGAGCATACATGGACATCACCATCTGCAAACCATACGAATATGATGAGTTGGTTGATATTTTTATCGAAATGGAAACCTACTATAACCAAAGACTTTGCCTGTCGAGGAGTGAGATGTCCGCTTATCTGAAGGATAAGGTCTTTGCAGCCAACTCCAGTACTGAAGTTCACAAAGTGGTTTGTGATGGCGTCATAGCTGCGTTTTCATGTGTTTCAGTCATGTACCCCTCACCACGTTTCAGTGGACAAATGTTTATCAAAGAGCTTTTTGTTTCTGCACCTTTTAGAAGGGCAGGAATTGGCAGAAAGCTGATGGGTTTTACAGCAAGCCGTGCTCAAGAGCGGGGGTGCTTTCAACTCGATTGGTTATCGGTGGCAGCAGATCCATTGGCACAGAAGTTTTATGAGTCTCTCGGTGCTCAGGTTATCAAGAGCGTTAATTACCATCGGGTTTTTGGTGAAACATTAGATAAGCTTGCCCGTAGTGCCGACTGAAGTATTCAAGAAAAACTACTCCCTGCCGATAAACACACCATAATTATCGGTCCGCTATTCGTTAATAACGTACCTTCTGCTTAGTGAGTCAGTCCGCTCCGTTCCAATAGCGGAAGTGCCTAACAACAATCTGTGTTGTTAAACGGGGGAATGGGTCATGTCATTGACCTCATTATTTAGCATCCTAGGACTGCTAATTATCATTCTGATTCACCACTAACAAGGAAAAGGCATGTTCGGATTCTTTAGAAAGAAAAGACCTGAAACTGAACCCGGGCAAGGTTCCTCAATCACGGCAAAACAGTTTATTGCGCTGACGCTGAGTGATGAAAAGCTGTCTATGCCTGTCTATCTTCCGGGGATCCGTAACGAAGATGATTGCGAGGATATTGGGTTAGGTCCTCTCATTTATATCTGGAATGTGGATCGTGCCGCTGGCACATTCAGCCTCTCTGTTAACGGTAAAGCGATTGCCTACCTCCTTGAGCTGTATGTGCCCCGAGAGAATTCTGCTTATGTTGAAATCCGTGATGAGGCGATGAAGGTTATCGCTGAAGTATCAACTCAGTCCGTGCTGACAACCATAAAGGAAACTGGCCTTATGCCCGATGTTTTGTTTGTTTACCACGCAGAGGGTACGCAGGAGGAGCAAAGCTGACAGTTAGGCAGAATTTGAGATTACTAGGGACTAAGTTACTCAGTCCAGACATCGCAATGCTTTAGGTTGCCGAAATATACATTTAGCGTTATTCCTGCAAATAAAAAAATGGATTGATCCGTATGAAGAAACTCTTACTTCTTGTTCCGCTGGTGTTTGCTGCACCGGTACAGGCTTCTGAAGTCACGGTAGGTCAGGTTTGCAAGGCTGCTTCTGCTGCGATGTTTGGCCGTGACCATAAGATCATGCAGCTGGATAAAGTCGAATCAGGTATTGCCTACGTACATTATATCCGACAGAACGACGGCACCCGTTGGGCAATCAAGTGCAAACTTATAGGTGATCATGTTATGTGGGCATCTGACAATCCTGACAGCAGCGGTCGCTGGCGGGATGATCCTGCAGACAGTACGGTCAAATATGCTATTGATGGTAAAAAAATGATTATTACCGAGCTCTACAGCGACGGTTCCAGCGCCACTAACTCTTATCCATTGAAGCAACTGAAGTGACTATGACCTGCAATCTATTGAGTAAGGATAGCGTTGCATTGACCAGTTGAACTCACAGCTAATAGCGGACCGGAATCAATCAAACATCTCCTTTGTGCCAAAAATGAAGGTTGTTTACATCATGCTTTGTTGATTTTTGGTGAGGATTTCACCGAAAGTAATACCTTCAAGTTAAAGGCGTGTCAGATGGATTTAGAAACAGCCCGTTTAAAGCTCGAACCCTATAATGACTCTCATTACGAAGGCTTGAGGGTAATGGATAGCGACCCTAGTGTGATGCGTTATATCACCAAAGGTATTGTCAAAACGCCTGAAGAAACTTGGGAAGGTATCAGGCGTGTCCAGGCTCGTTGGGATAAATACCAATTTTCGTGGTGGGCTATCAAAGAGAAGTCTTCTGGCGTCATCGTTGGCGCAGCTTGCCTCCAACATCTGGCAAACGTGGATGGTGCACCATTAGAGATTGGCTGGCGTCTTGTCCCGGAACATAATGGCAAAGGTTATGCAACGGAGGCAGCTAAAGCGATCATTGATTTCGCGGCGGAACGGGTAGGTGCTACTTATTTAGTTGCAGTTGCCGATCCCGAAAATACCCCCTCGCATCGTGTGATGCACCGGTTAGGCATGACTTACAAAGCAATAGAGCAGCATTACGATGCGCCATGTGTAGTGTATGAGCTTAACATCCGCAGGGATGATTAAGCGTTGTCTATTCCTGTGTAAACGAGGCAATCTTGGGAGACAGTTTTAACCCTATGCTGTTCTTGCAAAGATGGCGGATATTGGCTAGTCTCACCCCAACGATGGGAATCTATGCTCATAACGTTACGAAATTTCAAACCTCGCCTCGGCGGGGTTTTTTATTGCCTGCCATTTACACCAGCGTAATTGTCGCGCGGTCAGTCGCCAATCCCCAGTTTCATCTTGCTGCCGTTCCGAACCAGAGTTATCTGTATGCCAACGGTAACTGAGTGGAAATTGACCATGTTAAAACAGCAGGATATGACAGAAGCGGCAAAGGCCGTTTTTGAAGAACTGAGTACTGAACCGGCGACAGTTGGCGAGATTGCACAGAATACACATCTGACACGCGAACGCTGCCAGTTAATACTGACGCAGCTGGTGATGGCAGGTTTATCTGATTACCGATTTGGATGTTACATAAGCCTCCGCACTTAACGGGCGGGGATAATTGCTGTGAAGAATGGGCGGCTGGTGGGTGTTGAAGCACTCCACCAGCCATTCGCTCATGCATTGTGGTCACAAGCGAACCAAGGCCCACCGCTTTAGCGCTAAAGCAAGGTGAGTCTAACTTAGACCCGCTTATTGATCTATGAAAAACACTGTAAAAATAAACAGTATTGAACTAATCAATGCTGATTGCCTGCATTATCTTGCAACCCTTCCTGATGATTCTATTGACCTGATCGTAACGGACCCGCCTTACTTCAAGGTGAAACCGAACGGCTGGGACAACCAATGGAATGGGGACGAGGACTATTTACGCTGGCTGGATGGATGCCTTGCTGAGTTCTGGCGAGTGCTGAAACCAAAAGGCAGCATCTACCTTTTCAGTGGCCACCGGCTGGCGTCTGACATCGAGCTCATGATGCGTGAACGGTTCAACATCCTGAACCATATCATCTGGGCTAAACCTTCCGGTCGATGGAACGGCTGTAATAAAGAAAGCCTGCGCGCCTATTTCCCGGCGACTGAGCGCATCCTGTTTGCAGAGCACTATCAGGGGCCATACAAGCCAAAGAACGACGGATACGCGGAGAAGTGCCGCAACCTGAAGCAACACCTTCTGTCGCCGCTTATCGACTATTTCCGCAATGCGCGTGATTCCCTGGGCGTGACGTCAAAACAGATAGCCGATGCGACCGGGAAGAAAAACATGGTCTCGCACTGGTTCAGCCCCAGCCAGTGGCAATTACCGAACGAGAGCGACTATCTCAAATTGCAGGCGCTATTTGATGGCATCGCAACAGAAAAGCACGCGCAGCAGCTGCTTGACGAACCGCACCACCAGCTGGTGGAGAAATACCATGTTCTGAACCGGACCTATGGCGAGCTGATGCAGGAGTTCAAATCGCTGCGGCGTTATTTCGCGGTGTCAGTTGACGTGCCGTACACCGATATCTGGACGCACAAGCCTGTGCAGTTCTACCCAGGTAAACATCCCTGCGAAAAGCCTGCTGATATGCTGGAACAAATCATCAGCGCCAGCAGCAAACCGGGTGATGTGGTTGCGGATTTCTTTATGGGATCAGGCTCTACGCTGAAAGCAGCGTTACGGTTAGGCCGTAAAGCGATAGGCGTTGAGCTGGAAACAGAACGATTTCAACAGACAGTTGATGAAGTAAATGACATTGCGACGATCGACAACTCTGTCACAAAATAGGACATAAAGTAGCCCACTTCGGTGGGCTTTTCTGTTTCGATTCTATACCTAACGTTTTCCTACTGTAGGCTCGGAAATTGAAGTTACAGGCTGCTTTAAGAGTCAGGCTCAACAATTAAATCAGCTCAGTGATTTAGCTTTCAATTTTTAACGCATGGAAGGTCTTCTAAAACGTCATAAACGTTATTAATAAAATTCCTTAGCCTGTGGATTGAAAGTCTCATAAATTCTATTACTTCATAATCGTTGCCATGAAATTTTATTTTCTTATCCTTGGTTAAGGTGATGTTTAGTGGAATCCCATTCTCAGCAGTATCAAGCTTGCCTTTATCGTAGGTAAAATCCGCAAGCTTATGTCCGTTAACATAATTATTCTCGAAAACTATGGATGATGCTCCATCTGCTTGTATTAAACCAAAACCGGCAGCAGTAACTGTTAAACCTGTAATTACTTCATTTTCATCCAAAGGTATGGGGTTTCTGTGTTTAACTTCATTAGTAAGATTACAAAGCATATTCAACCAGACTTCACCAGTGTGAATATCTTGTATCGAATTAAAAATCGCGTAGAGAGGTGACGATGAAGGTGATGCGATTTTTAATGTTTTTTTGAAGAATTTATCTATATGAATCTGCTCACCGTAAGGGAAGTAAAATTTTGGTCTTGGAATAGATGCATCTGTTACATATTTATCGTATGTGTCATTAGCACAATATTCCAACGCGCTCCTTAAATGCTCTAGCATAGATTTAACTTTAACGCGCTTAATCACTTGAGTTTCAATCATTACGTTTAAATTTTCTTCGACGTCATCTAACAACTCTAAAGAATCTTGTCTAGACATGCTATTTCACCCTCACTATGTTTAGAACAGTTTAATTGAAAGTATATCAATGAGATAGGTGATCAACATCTTACTATCAAAATTTAGGAGAAACTATGCAGGTCACTATTGCTGGTGTTTCTTACGTCCCCACTTGTGAGTCAGCTGGCAGGGTTGGCATCGCCATCTCCACCCACAACCGCGCGAAGGTTTTGAAAAGCACGCTTGAGCAGCATTTGAAACATCTGCCAGCCGGTGCGCTGGTGGTGGTTGTCGATGACGGTTCAAAACAAGCGGCAACTGTTCCGGATGGCGTGCAGCTGATACGTCATGAGCAGTCGCTGGGCATTGTGGCCACGAAGAACGCCAGCCTGAAGGCGTTGATGGATGCCGGTTGTGAGCATCTCTTTCTTTGGGACGATGACGCGTGGCCAGTGACTGATAACTGGCACAAGCCCTATATCGAATCTCCTGAACCCCATCTGGCCTATCAGTTTCTCGACCTGGCCGGGCCAAAAAAGCTCAAAGATTTAACCGTACTGTACCGGGATGAGCGGCATGTTGCTTACACCGGTCAGCGCGGCGTCATGCTGTATTACCACCGCAGTGTGATTGAGATGGTAGGCGGGTTTGACCCGATTTACGGTCGGGGCATGTATGAACACGGCGATTTAGCATTACGTATTCACAATGCCGGGCTGACGACGTGGGCCTTTGCCGACGTCACCGGCTCTGAGCGCCTGATTTACTCCCTTGATGAACACGAAGCGATTGAGCGCTCCGTGCCTCAGCCCGATCGTATTCAGCTGGTAAAGCGCAACGCGGGGATTTACAACGGCCGCCGTGAATCGGGTTACACAGGTTATGCAGATTACCGGCCACGTAAGAATCTGGTGTTGACCACGCTGCTGACCAGTCGCCCGGACCCACAGCGGGGTATCAGAATGAAAGCTGATGCTTCGTTGCTGTCCTCGTGGGCGGGTTCAGTTCGCGGCGCGGATGCAGTTGTACTGGCTGACGAGCTGAAACAAGCCCCGACCGGCGCTCAGCTGGTGGGCGTGTCAGACGTTGCGATGAACGTGTATTTTCGGCGCTGGCTGCACATTTATCATTACCTACGCGACCATCCGGAATATACCCACGCCTGGTGTACCGACGGCACCGACGTTGAAATGCTGCACCAGCCGTGGCGGGTGATGGAGCAGGGCAGAGTGTATGTGGGCTCAGAGCCAACGTTGTACGCAGATGAGTGGGCGCGCAAAGCCCACCCGGAAAAGCTGTATCAGGAGTTCATCGCTGCACATGGCCATGAGGTCATGCTGAACGCTGGCCTGCTGGGCGGCAGTCGTGAAGATGTGATGAGCTTTGCTCATGGCATCGTCCGGCTGTATTACCGAATCGAGAGCTACCGCTTCTGGAAGATGGAGCACAGCGCCGCTGCAGTGGGTGACATGCTCGCTTTCGGGATTGTGGCTAAGTCTTTTGGTGAGCGCATTGTCACCGGTCCCCAGGTGCATACTGTTTTCCGTAGTAACGGCTTAGGCAAAGAAATAGCTTTCTGGCGCCATAAGTAATCCCAATCACCTTTCAATATTCCTTTACATGGACGGGTTTCCTATGCCTAAAAAAAGACCGCTGGAGGAAAGATTTTGGGAGAAGGTGGACAAACAAAGTGACGATGATTGCTGGGGCTGGCTAGGTGCAACGGTTCAACCGGGTGACAGAAGGCACATTAAACCTCAGGTATACGGCAAAATAGCTGGACCGAGAACGCCACAAGGTCGCGTCATTTGGTCTGCTCATCGCTTGTCCTGGATTCTGAAGCACGGAACTATTCCATCAGGCATGCTTGTGGACCATAAATGTCACAATACACTTTGCGTTAATCCTTCTCATCTTCGTCTTGTAACACCCAAGCAAAATAGCGAGAACCGAGCAGGAGCTGCGCTTACCAGTAAATCATCTGGTAAGCGTGGTGTTCGATGGAATGCAGTGATGGGTAAGTGGCATGCATATTACAGCCACAACCAGAAATCCTTCTATGTTGGCTTATTCGATAATCTTGAAGAAGCCGCAGAGGCTGCCAGGCAGGCTCGTAATAAGGTATTTACTCATAATGACGCAGATCGATATTAAATTTGTCGTCGTGGGCCACCATGGCAGGCGAGAGCAGGCAGAATCGCTGGCTTTGCGCCTGAATGCTCATCTGCTACTGGATGATGACAATCACGGAGCGAACTGGAATCACCGCCGGGCGATGGCCTGGGCTGCTGAGCAGAATGAACGCGTGGTTGTTCTCGAGGATGACGCTTTGCCGGTGGACGGATTCGAGCAGCTGGTTGTTCCATGGCTTGAGCGTTTCCCTGACTCACTGGTGAGCTTTTATCTCGGTACCGGGCGCCCGCCACAGTACCAGCCAAAGGTCGCAGAAAAACTTATCGCGGCTGACAAAATCCATGGCGATTACATCACGCTGCCGCGCCTGATTCATGGTGTGTGTTACAGCGTACCGCCTTCACATCTACCCAAAGTGCTGAAGCAATGGGAGAGCCACAAGGCGGCTGACTATGCAGTCGGTGACGCCTGGGGCGGCGTGGTTGTCTATCCCTGCTGGTCACTGGTCGAGCATCAGGACGGCCTGTCGGTCGAGCGGCCCTGGAACAATGCCCTGAGACGTGAACGGCGGCAGGCATGGCGCCTGCACCGGGGCGCACCGGCGATCCCCTCATGAAATTTCAAAGGTACTCCCGGCGGGGGGGATCATCCACGGGGGCGATAACTCGCGGGAAAAGAGAGTTTTTTGGTTTTTGTTTCACCATCACCACCACCTCAACTTATTAATATTCCACATTAAAAAAATCGGCAGTGTCGAATCTGCATGTTTTTTGTTCATCACTGGAGCAGGCAATGGACAATGAATTGAAGGGGCTGAAACTGAATGTCAGTCAGCTTGCTGCGTTGTCGGGTGTGCATCGCCAGACCGTGGCCGCTCGCCTGAAAAATGTCAGTACCTCCGGGGGGCATGAAAGCAACCTGAAGCTCTATGGCATCACGGACATCCTGGCGGAGTTGATGAAAATGCCCGCGCCTATCGCCGAGGGTGAAATGGAACCTCAGGATCGTAAGGCGTGGTATCAGTCGGAACGTGAACGACTCAAGTTTGAGCAGGAAGTGGGCGAGCTGATTCCTGCCTCAGAAGTCGCTCGCGAATTTGCCAGTATGGCGAAGGCGATGGTTCAGGTGCTGGAAACCTTGCCCGATATTCTGGAGCGCGATTGTGGTCTGACACCGGATACGGTCTCGCGTGTACAGGCCATTATCGACGACCTGCGTGATGAAATCGCCCGGCGAGTTACCAGCGATGAGAAGGCAGAGGAGGAAATTCCGGAGGAGGGATGATGGCGGTAGTATCGACAGCCAACACGCTGAAAAAGGATACAGGACAGCTATTGCAGGCTCCGCGCAGGATGCCGGTGGCAGAGGCAGTAGAGAAATTTATGCGAGTGCCGACCTCCGGGGGAAACTCGGTGCCATGGGACCCCCTTGTCGCACCGTACGTTATTGAGCCCATGAACTGCCTTGCCTCACGCAAATATGATGCAGTGGTGTTTGTCGGCCCGGCCCGAACGGGGAAAACCAACGGCCTTATCGATGGCTGGATTGTCTATAACGTTGTCTGCGACCCGTCAGATATGTTGCTGGTCCAGATGACAAAAGATAAGGCACAGGAGCATTCAAAGAAACGTCTCGCCCGAACCTTCCGCTGTAGTCCTGAAGTCAAAAAATGCCTGAGTCCGCGCAATAACGATAACAACGTACATGACAAATACTTCCTGTCTGGTGCCTTCCTGAAAATCGGCTGGCCCTCAGTGAATGTCATGTCATCGTCAGATTTTAAATGCGTCGCCCTGACGGATTATGACCGATTCCCGGAAGACATTGACGGTGAGGGGGATGGCTATTCGCTCGCCTCCAAACGAACAACAACGTTTATGTCGTCTGGCATGACGCTGGTGGAAACCTCGCCTGGCCGCGACATTACCGATGTGAAGTGGCGGCGCAGAACACCGCATGAAGCGCCACCGGCGACGGGTGCAATGTCGTTGTATAACCGCGGCGATCGCCGTCGCTGGTACTGGCCATGTCCGCATTGTGGTGAGCATTTTCAACCTAATGGTGACGCTGTGGCGGGATACCGTGGCATCGAGGATCCGGTTCAGGCGAGCGAGTCCGCGTATATCGAATGCCCGCACTGTGCCGGGAAAATCACGGCAGACCAAAAGCGCGTGCTTAACAGCCGCGGTATCTGGCTGCGCGACGGTGAAACTATCAGTAAAGAGGGCGTTCGCGGTGGAGAACCACGGCGCTCCCGCATTGCATCATTCTGGATGGAAGGCCCCGCAGCGGCTTACCAGACGCTGACGCAGCTGGTCTACAAACTGCTGACGGCGGAGCAGGACTATGAAACCACCGGCAGCGAGGAAACCCTGAAAGCGGTGATCAACACCGACTGGGGCCAGCCGTATCTGCCGCGTTCTGCGATGGATCAGCGCCGCGGCGATGAGCTGATGGCCCGTGCCGAGGTGATGGAGAAGCGTTTTGTTCCTCCTGACGTCCGGTTTCTGGTGGCAGCGGTGGATGTCCAGGGCGGCAAAAAGCGTCGTTTTGTGGTGCAGATCGTCGGCTATGGCCAGCACGGTGAGCGCTGGGTGATCGACCGCTACAACATCAAAACCTCTGTGCGTTGCGATGAACACGGCGAGGCGATGCCCGTCGATCCGGGTGGCTACATCGAGGACTGGGATTTACTGGTGACCGATGTGCTCAACAAAGAGTACCGGCTGATGAGCGACCCGACCCGTACCATGCCCGTAATGTGCATGGCCGTGGACAGCGGTGGTGAAGACGGTGTCACGGACAACGCCTACAAATTCTGGCGCCAGTGCAAGCGGGATGGCCTGCGTAAACGGGTCTATCTGTTCAAAGGCGACAGCACGTCGCGCGGGAAAATCATCACCCGCTCTTATCCGGATAACACTAACCGCTCAGACCGTAAGGCCAGCGCGCGCGGCGATGTGCCGCTGTATTTCCTCCAGACCGACCAGCTCAAAGACCGGGTCCACAATGCACTTCGGCGCGATACGCCGGGGCCGAACTTTATTCATTTCCCTGACTGGCTCGGAGAGTGGTTTTACGACGAGCTCACTTACGAGGAACGCGATTCTAATGGCAAGTGGCGCAAGCCGGGTAAGGGGGCGAACGAAGCCCTGGACCTGATGTGTTACTGCCATGCGCTGGTGCTACTGCGCGGCTATGAACGCATCAAGGACTGGAGCAATCCGCCAGCGTGGGCAAAACCTCAGTTGCTGAACAAAGCGGTCAATACCGACGCCGGGCAAGGTGATACGCCAGCGAACAGTGCTGGTGAAGAACAACCTCCAGCAAGAACACCACGTTCGACGCCACCACCTATCAAGAAGAAAGCCAGAACATTCGGAAGCTGACATGCGTATCACGGAAATAAAACTCATGCGGGACAGGGCGGAGAAAGCCTACATCGATGCGCTCGGGGCCAAAAGCCTGAGCATGAATGGGCGCAACCTGACCCGGCAAGATCTCAGCGAACTGAAAAAGGTGTTCGATTACTGGGACCGCCGGTACCGTAATGCCCGGTCGAAAGGCAAGGGTAAACCCTTCTCACTGGTCAATTTCACGGGGCGTTAATGGGACTCTATACAAAATTTCTGGGTGTGATTGCACCACAGCGTGCGCTCCGGAGGATGGCGGCTCAGGACCAGATTAAGGCTTATGAAGCGGCCCGGCCTTCACGAACGCATGCCGCCAAAAAGGAAAGGAACAGCGCCAACACAGCCGTTTTTGCTGCTGGCGTGTCGCTGCGTGAACAGGCGCGATGGCTCGATGATAACCACGACCTGGCATCCGGCATGCTCGATAAGCTGGAAGAGCGGGTAGTCGGTGCGCGCGGGATCCAGATTGAACCGCATCCCCTGAACACGCAGGGTGAAGTGCACGAAGACTTCGCCGCCCAGCTTTCTGCGGCCTGGGATAAGTGGGCACTGTCACCAGAGGTTACCGGGATGTTCAGCCTGGCGGAAGCGCAGCGCCTGATGCTGCGTAGTGCACTGCGCGACGGCGAAGTGTTCACGCAGCTGGTGCGTGGCCCGGTCAAAGGCATTGAGTACACCACGCCGGTGCAGTTCGCCTTTGAAATGCTGGAAGCCGACTTTGTACCGATGAATCTTTCAGGTGCAGGCAACGGGCTGACGACCATTCAGGGCATCAATATCAATGCGTGGAGCCGTCCGTTGTCTTACCACGTTTATCTGGCGCATCCGCAGAGCGGTCTGGGGACCACGCGAACCAAAGTTATTGGCAGAGAAAACATGCTCCATCTGGCGATGCGCAAGCGTCTGCACCAGCTGCGTGGCGTAACAATCTTCGCCAATGTCATCCAGCGCCTGGGCGATTTGAAGGATTACGAAGACAGCGAGCGCGTGGCCGCACGCATTGCGGCGATGCTGGGCTTCTGGATCAAGCGTGGTGACAGCTCGGTATTCGAAGAGGGCGGCGACTGGGAAAGTCCGGAGAACAAATACCGCAACTTCGATATGTCGGCGGGCATGATTTATGACGATCTGGCCCCCGGCGAAGAGCTGGAGATGCTGGAGTCTAACCGACCCAACTCCAACATGGCGGAGTTCCGCAACGGGCAGTTACGCGCCGCCGCCGCTGGCACCCGCACCGGCTATTCCTCAATCTCACGTGACTACAACGGAACGTATTCCTCACAGCGTCAGGAGCTGGTGGAAAGTTTCGAAGGCTATGCCGTGTTGCAGGACTGGTTTGTCTCCCGGACCGTCCGGCCTATGTATCGCGAATGGCTGCGCATGTATCTGCTCAGCGGTATCAAGATCCCCTCAGATCTGGACATGGCCACGCTCTACAACGCGACCTACATGGCGCCGGTCATGCCGTGGATTGATCCGGTGAAAGAGGGCGAAGCCTGGAAAACACAGATTCGTGGCGGGGCGGCAACGGAAGCGGAATGGGTAAGGGCGCGCGGCGGCAGCCCACGAAATACCAAACTGCAGCGCCAGCGCGAAGTGAAATTCAACCAACAGCACGGGCTGGTATTTGATACCGATCCGGCAAACGACAAAGGAACGACAACCAATGAGCAAACAGCAGGTGCTGGTGGGACTCACGGCCAGCGGTCAGGTAAAGGCGATGGATAATCGCTGGTATGAGATTCAGGCGGCTGCCAACGGCTCAGCCGGTGAAATCCATCTTTACGATCAGATTGGTGGCTGGGGAATTTCAGCCAGTCGATTTTTACGGGAGGTCAGCGAAGCTGGCCTTTTTAATGCCTCGCAGGTGGAGATCCGTATCCATTCACCCGGCGGCAGCGTGCTGGACGGGTTTGCTATCTACAACACGCTCAAGCGTCTGACCGGGACCGTCAATATTCACGTTGATGGCCTGGCGGCATCCATGGCATCAGTGATTGCCATGCTGCCGGGGGCCACGGTTCATATTCCCTCCAACGCATTCATGATGATTCACAACCCGTATGGCGGGCTGGTGGGTGATGCCAGTGATCTGCGTGATTACGCCGATCTGCTCGATAAAAACTCTGCGGTGATGATTGATGCCTACACGCAGAAAACCGGGCTGTCCCGCGAGGACGTCGAATCCCTGATGAGTAATGAAACCTGGATGACCGGCGCGGAAGCGGTGGAAAAAGGTTTTGCTGATGTGCTGCTGCCTGAAATGCAGATGGCGGCATGTATTAACGACAATGTAACGAAGGAGTTTTCTAAAATGCCAAAGGCAGCCCAGCAGCTTTTTGCCCCTCACGCCAACGCTAACCAGCCGCAAGTACCGCTGCCAGTGGCGACCCATCAGGCACCTGAGCAGCCTGCTCAACCCGCTGTTGATGTGACGGCGCTGGCCGTACAGATGGAGCAGATCCGCCTGAAGAATGAAACCGAACGTCGGGCTGCTGTGTCAGGCGTATTTACCTCATTCGCGAACCATCCCGGCGTGACTGAATTGCAGGCATCCTGTCTGACCGATCAGTTCTGCGATGCTGCTACTGCGCAGCAAAAACTGCTGGCGAAGCTGGCTGACGGGACCACGCCAGGCACGAACGGTTTCGTTCATGTTCACGCAGGTAACGGCAACATCATCGGTGATTCCGTGCGCAACGTGGTGATGGTGCGTGCCGGTTTCGGTGAACGCCAGACCGATAACCAGTTTAACGGCATGAGCCTGATGGAGCTGGCGCGCGCCTCTCTGACCGGTCGCAGTATCGGCGTGTCAGGGATGGATCGCATGGGCATTGTGGGCATGGCCTTCACCCACAGCAGCAGCGACTTTGCCCACATTCTGATGGATGCGGCCAGCAAGTCAGCGTTGCTCGGCTGGGATGAAGCGGAAGAAACCTTCGATAAGTGGACCCGTTCGGGTGAACTGCCAGATTTTAAACCGGGCAACCGTGTCGGTCTGGAAGCATTTCCGAGTCTGCGCCAGGTGCGACCAGGCGCTGAGTACAAATACGCCACGCTGAACGATTCTGGCGCGGTTATTCGTCTGGCCACCTACGGCGAGCTGTTCAGCATTGACCGCCAGGCCATCATCAATGATGACATGTCCTTCATTACCCGCATTCCGTCCTCGATGGGGCGCGCGGCAAAAGCGACAGTAGGTGACCTGGTCTACGCGACCCTGACGGAGAACGCGGACTTTAACGGTGAGCCGTTGTTCAGCGACGATCGTAACAACTACATTTCCGGCGAAATGAATATTGATAACCTGGCATCTGCCCGCTCGATGATGAAGCGCCAGAAATCCGGTGACCGTACGCTGAATATTTCCCCGGCGTACCTGCTGGTGCCAACCCTACAGGAAGCCTACGCCGATCAGATTATTCATTCGACCTCGGTGCCCGGTGAAGCTTACAACTCTGGCATTAAAAACCCGGTCCTTAACATGGCGGAAATCATTGCCGAACCTCGCCTCGATGACGCCGATGAAGATTCCTGGTACCTGGCAGCGCGTAAAGGTGCGGACACCATCGAGGTGGCATATCTGGACGGCAATGCAGCGCCGACCGTTGAAAGCACATCCGGCTTTACCGTTGATGGCGTAACCATGAAGGTGCGCATCGATGCCGGTGTGGCACCGATGGATTATCGCGGCATGCTCAAAGCAACCGGCGCAGCATCCTGATCCCTTTCCCCTGAGAACCCAGGCACCTCATTGCAGGTGCCTTTTTTATTAAGAGAGAACGTAATGGCTAAAAATTATATTGAAGACGGTCAGACGATGGACTGGACCAACAGTACCGGCGCGGATGTGGCATCTGGTGATCCGGTGTCAGTTGGGGCGATGCTGGGTGTCGCGCATGCGGATATCGCTGACGGTGAAGACGGCGTGCTGCATATGACCGGCGTGATTGCGCTGGCGAAGGATGAAGCCGAATCCTGGTCTGCCGGTGAAAAGCTGTATTTCGATGCGGAAAGCGGCAACGTGAGCGTCACAGAAAGTGATGTGGTGGCCGGTACCGCCTGGGCAGATGCCGAAACGGGTGACAGTGACGCGCCGGTGCGCCTGGGTTACTGATGAGCGACTTCAATGCGCTGATGGCAGCGGCGGATGATGTTCTGATCACCACCTTTAATGTCGACGGCTGCGTTGAGTTGTGGCCGGGTGAAGCCCGTTCGCAGACGATAAAAGGGGTGTTTGATAACCCCTTTTTACTGACCGGCATGCCTGACGGTGGGCAGATGCAGGGCAGTGACCCGTCTTTCACCGCTCACGACAGGGATCTCGTCGGCCTCCAGAAAAAGGATCCGGTGCTAATCATCAAGACGATGTGGTACGTGAAATCGCTGCAGCCGGATGGCTCCGGTGTCACCCAGGTATTTTTATCGAAATACCAGAAGTCGGGACTCGATACCCCAGGAGCACGATTATGAGCGGGTTTTATATCGATACCGGCGCGCTGAAAACTGTAAAAGCTGCGCTGGGTGCCAGTGAATCCCAGATGGTTGCCGCCTTCCACAAGGCGCTGAAGCAAACCGTCAGCAAACTCTATAAACAATCCGTCGCACTGATGCTGAATGAAACTGGGGCCAAAAACCGGAAAGTGGTGCAGCGCCGAATTCGGCAGAGCACAAAGCGAGTTTCCGGTAATCAGCCCGGTACCGGGAAGGTGTGGTTCGGTCTGAATGATATGCCCGTCAGCACGCTGAAAGGGAGCATTAAGCAACCACGAAAGCTTCGGCGCCAGCGTGATGAAAAGGGGCGGTTTATTACGGCAAAAGGCTCTCGTGGCGCCACCTTCACACCAAAGTCGCCTCACCTCAGTGCCACCAGTTTCATGAACTCCTTTGGGGCCACGGTGCGGGGCAAACGATCCATCTGGATACGACAGGCGAACGGTCATGTAGCAGAAGCCCGGATGGCGGTTTACAACCCAATGATTGCCAGCATTGAGAGCGGATATTTCGATAATGCCAGTGAGATGCTGATGGATTATTTCACCAAAGACCTGCGCGGCAGGGTGGCGGGTAACGTATGAACGGCGTTGAATGGCTGGATGATTATCAGGATGCCGTCGTGGCGGAACTGGCGAAAATTCCCTGGGCTGTCACGACCGGGGTTTATCCCGATATTGGTAGCGACTTCCCGACGCCCGCAGTCTTTTTTGACGTAGCCCGCTGGGAGCGTGCAGAGCGTGAAATCGGCGGCAATGTCACGCTGGCGCTGACCTGTCATTTTTATATTCTGCGCCATTTTGTGGCAGCCGAGGGCGAGGATGAAACGTTGCGGGGCAGTACTGAAACGCGCGTTCGCAACGCGGCGCTCAAAATGTCTGACTGGATAGAAGGGCGACAATTTGGCACCGGCACAGCACCGGCGGTAATGGAATCGGCTGAGCCCATGACCTGGGAAAATTCAGAAGGCGGGGCTGACCATGCCATCTGGAGTGTTTCCTTTACCCAACTGCTGGCCGTCGGGCGTGACCCGTTTGAAGAGCCGGATATGCCAGTGTTCAAAGAGTTCTGGCTGGGTGTGTTCCCGGATGTAGGCGCTGGCCATAAGGATGACTACACCCTGCTGGCAAAATCGGAGGAGAGCTGATGGCGGTTTATCGCGGCTGCTCGCTGTTCCTGAACAGCGTCCGCCTCTCTGACAGCGTGGCCTACACCCCGCCGGAAATCAGCGTTGACGTGGCCCGGTATAAAGCCGGTGCGATGCCGGTGCCAGTCAGTGTACCGCGCGGTATCAAACCCATGACCGCGCACTACAAAATCGCGGGTATGGACCCGACCGCGTTTCTGTTTCTGGGACTCAGTGCGGGCGCGCGGGCGCGTCTGACTGTGCGGCGGGTGTACCGGGTGGGTGAAAGCGTGGTGTTCCTTCATGACGAGCTCGAGGGTTTTATTGATTCCATCCGCACAGACGAGCACGGCAGCGACAGCAAGCTGAACGTCGGGCAGGAAATGTCGATGACAGTGAATTACTACCGTGTATCGGTGAATGGCGTTCAGTCGTTGCTTGAAATCAACGCCGCGCTGGGAACGACCAAAATCATGGGCGTGGATCCGCAGCGTATTTCAGGTGCTATTTCGGGAATACTGACATGATTATTGACCCGCTTGCGATCCTCGAGTCGCAATACAATCAGCAATTCGAAACCCTCAACACCCCGCTGCCGCCATTGCTGATGTGGGGCGATTTTATCTTTCAGCTCTCCACGCTGGCTTATAACAAGCTGACCATCAGCGATGCCTGGACCTGGGCAGCCCAGGGTCGCATCGGTCGACAGGACCGGCTGCAGTACACCGGCAAGAAGACCCCGACGATGCGCTTTGACTGCGAACTGTATGCGGACTTTGTGGACATGACCGGCCTTTCTGATGTGCTGGCGTCGACCGGCAGCTGGCAGTCCGGGCAAAGCGATCCGGTCGAATGGCTGCGCCGCCAGGCTAACAGCAAAACACCCATGATGCTGGTCACCGGCTCCGGTCTGGTGATGGGCTTCTGGGTCATGACGCAGCTGGAGCAGACCGTCGATGAATTCCGCGGCGCCGGTGAGTTCCGCCACCAGAACGTCACCTTATCACTGCAGTACTTTGGTAAGAGTCTGAGTGGTGTGGACGATGATGCACCAGCTGAGGTGACCGCCCCGACGGCGGCGACGTCAGACCAGGCCGTCATCGAAATGAATGCCTTTTTAAGTGAGCACGATAATGGCTGATTTTACCCTTGCGAACGTTTACCAGCGCCTGATGAAAATCCTGCGGTACGGCAATGTTCACAGCGTGCAGGCGGACCCGCCGCGCTGCCGGGTGACGTTTGGCACTGACCCGGTATCCGGGAGTGAGCATGTCAGCGACTGGCTGAACTGGTCCGCACGTTCTGATTCGGAAGTGAATGACTGGAGCATGCCCGCGGTCGGGGCGCCGGTGATGGTCCTGAGTCCTGGCGGGGAGACGGACGGTGGTCTGGTCTTTCCGGCGGGGTATTCCAACGACCGGCCGCCACCGGCAACGGTGCCCGGTCAGCACGTCACGCAATACAGCGACGGCGCCACGGTGATGTACGACACCCAGGCGCACGCCATGACTGTCACGCTGCCGGACGGCGGGAAAGTGACGGTGACGGCTACGGGTGGACTGAAGCTCGTGGGCGACACTGAAATTGACGGCAATCTGGATGTCACCGGTGATGTCAAAGACAAGACCGGCTCAATGCAGGCGATGCGGGATACTCACAATCTCCATGAGCATGACGAGAACGGGGATGGGGGCGGCACGACCAGTCCACCTAACCAAAAAATGCAGTCCGCAGAGCCCGACCAGTGAGTCGGGTTTTTTTATGGGGAAACCATGCAGGGAATGAACCGGGAAACCGGAAAACCGCTCTCAGCGACTGACCATATACGCCAGTCGGTGCAGGACATTCTGAGCACGCCGCTGGGCTCCCGCGTCATGTTGCCCGGCTACGGCAGTAATCTGCTCCGGCTGGTGGACCATCCGGCGGATCATGTCACGGCGGTTCGCGTGGTGATGGCGACTGCGGTGGCGATTGCCCGCTGGGAGCCCCGCGTCACGATTAACACCATCGCGGTGCTGAAAGCCGGAGAAGGCCAAATCATTGTCACTATCCGGGCGACGGACACCGAGGATCAGCGCGCGGTTTTGCTGGAGAACATCAAACTATGAACACCATTGACCTCAGTCAGCTCCCGCCGCCGCAGGCGGTGGAAATGCCGACCTTTAAAGTCATGAAGGCGCAGCGGCTGGCAGAATTGCAGGCACTGAGTCCGGTATTCAGTGCGCTGGTTGAAAGCGACCCGGCGATGAAGCTGCTGGAAATTCTGGTTTACCGCGAAATGGTCAACGTCGCGCGTTTTAACTCCGGAGTCTGGGCCGTGCTGCTGGCGTATGCCAAAGGCAGCGACCTGGACCAGCTGGGTGCCAATTATGACGTGTCCCGTCTGGTCATTACGCCGGGAGACGACAGCACCCTCCCGCCAACCGCGGCGGTGATGGAAAGCGATGACGCATTCCGGCTGCGTATTCGTCTGTCCTGGTATGCGCGCAACACCGCAGGCTCGGTTCAGGCTTATGAGTATTTCACCCTGTCGGCCGACGGGAGCGTGGCGGATGCGCGGGCGTATGGCCCTGCGGAATCTGCTGATATCGAACCCGGCCATGTTCATGTCTACCCGTTGAGCAATGAGGGCGACGGCACGCCGTCGGATGCACTCCTGCAGACTGTGAATGATGCGCTGAATGACGAGTATGTGCGCCCCCTGACGGATTACGTCAGCGTGCTGGCGCCGACTGTCATTAACTATGAGGTGACCGCCACGCTCATCATTGCCGACGGCCCGGATGCCGACACCGTCGAGACGGCGGCCGAAAACGCCATGCAGCGCTATGCCGACAGCGTCCACAAGATTGGTACCAGCGTTTCGCTGGCTGGCGTTTACCGCGCGCTGAAGCAACCCGGTGTGGATGACGTGACGCTGGATTCGCCGCTCGCCACTATTCCGGTCGGAATGGGTGAAGTGTCTTTCTGTACCGGCATTAATCTGACCATCGTAAGGGGGAGCGATGTACCGGACACTCCTGCCGCCTAACGCGATACAAAGTGAACAGGCGCTCGAGCAGGTGATGGGGCACATGAGCGACCAGCCCATCGATATCCGCATTGTCAAAAATCCAGACCTGTGTCCCGCCGAATTGCTGCCCTGGCTCGCCTGGGAATATGCGATCACCTACTGGGATGCGAACTGGACAGAAGCGCAGCAGCGCAGCGTTATCAAAAACGCCCCGAAGGTGAACAAAACACGCGGTACCGTCGGCGCGGTGAAACATGCGCTGCAGGCGGTGGGCCGCTCCATCGATGTGGTGGAGTGGTTCAGGGATTCCCCTGTCGGTGAGCCGTATACCTTCCGCGTGCTGGTTAACGGATACGCCGTGACTGCCGAAGAGTTAAAGCTCATTACCCAGCAGGTTGCGGATGCGAAGAACGCCCGCAGCTGGATGAGCGATATCCAGATTGGCGAACAGTCGGTCGCCGGGGCTATTTATTGCGGCGGCGCCAGCGTCGTGCAGCACACCATCAGAATTACAGGAAAACGCGATGAGTGATTACTATTTATTGATAACCGATGCCGGGAAGGCGCTGGAGGTTGCCGCGCACGCCAGTGGTGAGCCGGTCAGTCTGACCGACTTTGCGGTCGGAGACGGCGGAGGCTCGCCAGTGATACCCGATGCCACGCAAACCGCGCTTACCAACGAAACCTTTCGCGATGTCCTCAGCTCGTTAAACGTGAGTATAAACGACGCGTCTGTGCTCGAGGCAGAGTGCATTATCCCGGCCAGCAGCGGCGGCTATACCATCCGTGAAATCGGCATCTTTGCCAGTGACGGCACGCTGTACGCGGTCGGAAATTTTGCTGAGCAGGAGAAACCCGCCCCGGACAGCGGCTATGCGGCATCGCTGAAAATTCTGGCTGATCTGGTGGTCACCGATACCCGCGATATTACGCTGACCGTTCAGGACGGGAGCTACCTCACCGAGACGCAGGCCGACACGATTTATCTGCGCCAGGATAAGCGGCTGAGCGAAATCGCAGAGCAGGGAACAGATGCCCAGGCAGAGACGCGGGATAATATAGGTTGTGGGACGGCGGCAGCCGCTGACATTACTGAAAACTCCCGTGATACAACTGAAGGGCGAGTTATTAAATCTGGTGATTATGGTATTGGTCGGTGGAAAGGTTATATTTCCACTGGAATTGATTTTAAAAGCTTTGAATTTATTCTCGGAGAATATTTGTTTGTGCAGATGAGTAGTTGTACAAACTACCCATCAGTATTAAATAGTACGGCTTATTATTTTATTCATGTGCATGGTATACGTGATCAAGATTCGTCTCCGGGGCTGAAGATAATCAATTACGCTGACCCTGCTGAAGAATGGATCGCATATGCATGGGGGGCAGCAGGACAAGAGCGCGAATGGCGTATTTATCGTGAATATAATACAGGTTACAAACCAACATCGGCGGATGTTGGTGCGCTTCCCCTTGCTGGTGGCACAATGACGGGAGAAATTAGCCTTCCTGCTATTGGTAATGGTTCTTACGCTTCCCAGAATGATTTGAAAGCACCGCTTTATCAGTGGATTGACTCTGGTCAGACTTCAGAATTCTGGCCGATAATCAAACAGCACTACTCTCAAGGTAATTGTACCTGGTCAGCCGGTATGACTATCAACGCTGATGATTTTCACATTCACTACATTGCGGGGAATGGTGATGCAGTAACGTTCAATTTTGGGAAGAATGGCCAATTTATCCCGCCAAACTACGCCAATTTTGATGCTAAGTATCAGGCAAAAGGAAGTTATTACACAACCTCTCAGTCAGATTCCCGTTATATCCAGGCTATGCGGCAGGGCACACAGGGCGGAGTAACAGTTCAGAGCGACACAGATTCGTTAACGCCTACCGGCTCCTATGCAATGGGCTGGCATGCCGAGGGCGATAACCCTGGCGGCGATACCCTGATTTATCGCTATCTTCAGGCGAAGGTTAACGGTTCATGGGCAACGATTGGCTATAACACCGCGTCGCCAAATCCGACGTTGAAAACTAAAAAACTTCCGCGAAGCCGACTTAGCCAGCTCACTAATTTACAGATGTATCGACCAGATGAAGACTGGCCAGAATATCTGATGAACTTCATTGATGAATCTGGTTATCCGTGGCATCTGGTTGCGTCTGAATTAGAAGGTAGTGTGTTTATTGCCTATGACGGCGAAGGCGTTATTCAGCAGATTGATACTGACGTCACAATGCTGACGCCGCTGAATCTGTCTGTTGCGGGGCTGGATTCCGTTCCTGATGGTTGCAGTATTAACAGTTCGTGGAAATTTGATGGCACAAATATTTATCAGGATGCCGACATGGCCAGCGCGGCCATTCTTAATGCAAATACGGCGAAGCGAAATTGCCTCGCGAATAAAACCACAACAGCTATCGCAATGTTTAATGCCAGCGCGGCTGTCGGCAACCCACGCGATGGGGATGCTGACAATCTTATTAATGCCCAGAGCTATCTCGATGCGCTTCGGGATGTTGATTTAACCCTCGAATCACCCTCCTGGCCAACCGTACCGACCTTTATCCACTAACTCCGGAGTTTCCATGTTCAGACATAACAAATCGCGTTTGCGAGGATTTTCCCTGCGTGCGTTTCAGACCCGAATGAATGCAGTCTGGTTCAACGGTGGCGTGAATGACGTTCAGGCTGAGTGCCTGGCGGGCTTCACCGCCGCCTATCTCATTTACAACAATGTGCTGGGCCGCCATGTGCCGGTGAGCTGGCTGGCCTATGTGCTCGCCACCACCTACCACGAAACGGCAGCGACCATGCAGCCGGTCGAGGAATACGGCAAAGGGGCGGGGCGTCCGTATGGCGAACCGGACCCGGAGACCGGACAGGTTTACGACGGGCGCGGCTACGTCCAGCTGACCTGGAAAGACAATTATCAGAAGGCGCAGGTGCAGGTGGTGGACTTCCTGACGCTCCAGCATGACGTGCCGCTGGTGATGCAGCCTGATTTAGCGATGACGCCGTGGGTGGCGGCGCAGGTGGTGATTAACGGGATGGCGGAAGGCTGGTTCACCGGCAAGGCGCTGGCCGATTACCTGACCGATACGACGACCGACTATCTCAATGCGCGCCGCATTATTAACGGTACCGACAAGGCGCAACTCATTGCAGCGTATGCGACAGAAGCACAGACCGCGCTCGAGCTGGCGCACGGGAAAGGGATTGTTCGCTGCCAGGTTAAAGAGGGCGCCAGCGGCGATGACGTACGCGAGCTCCAGCTGATGCTGGGCCTGAAACCTGACGGGAGCGCGGGACCGGATACGGTCAACGGCATCATGGCGTTCCAGGCGGCGCACTTGCTGGCGGTCGACGGGGTCTGCGGGAGAGATACCTGGGCGGCACTCGATCAGGAGGTCTACGGCGTATGAAAGCTCTGATGTTAGCGGCGATTCTGGTCCTGTCCGGATGCTCGGGAACCTGGGTCCATATCGAAGAGTCCGGGAGCCAGCAGGCCTGCGCGCCGGTGGTGAGTGTGGAAAGTCTCGGCAACAGCGTCACGGTCTCCGATCACTCTCAATGTAAGGCGAACCAATGAAAAAAGCAGTTCAGGTGATGATCACCCTGATGTTGTGCACGGTGATGGCGGGGTGCTCGAACATCATCACCTACGTCCGGCACGATGAAACCAAAGGCAACATTCAGTGCAGCGGTGACCAGGCCTTAAAGCGCGACAGCCAGTGTCACGCGTCCGCCACCACCAAATAACCTACCCATTCAGTTTACAGACCCGCTCCGGCGGGTTTTTTTATGTGGAGAGCATTATGGATTTACACGGTACCCGGACCAGTGAAACGGACAACGCCGCGAAACAAATCACCACCGTCAATATGTCGGTGATCGGCATCGTCGGTACAGCGCCGCTGGCCCAGCGCGGTGAAGTGGCGACCCTGACCACCGGCAGCTCGCTGCTGAACAATCAGATTGTGTTCAGCGCAACGCGCAGCGGCAAAGACGGCAATCAGTTGAATGTACTGGCGACCACCGGCGAAGCGGATTCATCCGGCGGGGCTGCCACGCTGGCATTTTTCGACGATGACCTGCTGACCATCATTCTTGGCACTGACGGCGACGGCGTAATCAGTGCCACAGCGGCGGATGTGGTGGCTGCTGTCGGCGAGCTGGATCCGGGCCTGGCGGAGCTCAGCATTACCGCCGCGCTGCCGGAGGGGATGACCGGTGAAGGCATCATGCTGCCATTTGGCGCCACGGCGCTGGCCGGTGGCGAGAATGAGCCGTTCCCGTTGTTCACGCCGTCCCTCATTTCTGGCAGCCGCAGTCAGGCTAAAAAGCTGGGCTATGCAGGCACGCTGTATGACGATATGTACGACATCCTCAATCAGATCGGCGCCCTGGTGATGGTGGTGCGCGTCCCGGAAATCCCGTCAGAAGACCTGCAGCGCGCGGCGATTATTCAGGGTATCGAGGCGCTGAAACTGGGGCAGTCCAGCCTCAACTACAACCCGCGCATCCTGATTGCGCCGGAGTGGAGCACTGATGACGGTGTCGGCAAAGCGCTCGAGAGCATGGCGAACCAGTGCCGGGCCGTGGCCTACCTCGACTCGCCCTCGATGGCGACGCCGGAAGAGGTTGCCCGCCGTGGCCAGCAGTATGGCGCGCGCGTGGAAATCCTGCGACCACGCATCATGGTCACCAGCGATGTCACCGGCAAAAGTACCAGCCGCCCGTATTCCGCTGCTGCTGCCGGTCACCGGGTCCGTATCGACAGCGATTACGGTTACTGGTGGTCGAAGTCCAATCACGAGGTTTACGGCTTTACCGGCCTCGAACAGGTGGACAGCTTCCTCGTGGGCGATGAGACCTGCGTTGTGAACCAGCTCAACCAGGCGAACGTCAGCACCGTCGTGATGCTCGATGCCTACAAGCACTGGGGCAACCGCCTGTGTACCGACGACCCACAGTATCGATTCGAATCGGTGCGCCGCACGATGGACGCCATCGAGGATTCAATTCAGCTGATGGTGACCAAAAACTATCTGGATCGCCCGATCGACAAGGCGTTCGCCACCTCGATTGTCGGCTCGGTGAACAGCTACCTGCGCCAGCAGACAAAGCTGGGCGTGCTTAACGGGGGCCGCTGCTGGCTGGATCCGGACCTCAATACCGCTGAATCACTGGCAGCCGGCAAGGTGTATTTCAACGTGGCCATTGGCCCGAAATCACCGGCAGAAGAAATCACCGCGACCTACGCCATCGACAACACCTATACCGTGCAGGCATTCAGCCTGGCGGCCTGATAAGGAATCAACATGAATACCGGATTTATCTACTCAAAATCAGGGCTGTGGGTGGGCAACAACACCCGCGTGGCGGGGGTGCTGTCGCTGACGCCGCCAGCCATCACCGCGACCATTGGCAATTACAAAACCACCTGGATGGATATGGCCACGCCGGTGGATAACGGCATGGAGCCCATGCAGACCGAGTTTAAGGTCGGGACCGACCCGGATGTGCTGGCGCTGTTCGGCTTCATTCCCGGCAGCTCAACCCGCGTACAGGTCCGCCGAACCTATCGTGACACCGACGGCGTGCTGCATACGTTCGTGGATGAAATGGAAGGCATCATCGGCACCATTACCCCAGACGAAGCCGGTACCGACAGTAAAGAGGGCGTGGGGATGTCGGTCACTATGAACCTCAGTTATTACAAACTGACGGTCGACGGGAAGGAAATCTACGAGATTGACCCGGCGAACATGATCCGCAGCGTTAACGGCGTGAACGTTCTGGCAGACGAGAAAGATGCGCTGTTGATGTAACATAAGTAGCCGCGTCCGCTTCGTGCCAACAGCGGACCTTTTTGAATAGCCCAGAACGATAGTCCCCGTCCGTCTGGAGACTTCTCACCCTGATTTGTAGTCATTGTCATACCGCACGAATTACTTATTCATCACTCTTTAACTAATGAAAAGTTTGCTCTATGCTTTTATCTAGTGCGCTATATAATCATCAGCAATATAATGGGTTGGCATATGAACATGCAGTCACGACAGGAAATAGGGACACAACTTTCTTTTGCGCTCTATGGTGCGGCGAGCCGCATGAACCGGTTACATAAGCCGTTCCTGGATCCTCTGGGCCTTACCTTTCCCCAGTATCTGGTCATGCTGGAGTTGTTTAACGGAACCCCACGCACCGTGGGTGATATCGGGAATAAGCTTGGCATGGACACCGGCACCATTACTCCCATTCTCAAAAGACTTGAGGCTGCCGGACGCATAATCCGCACGCGGGATCGCGCAGATGAAAGGCGGGTTCTCATTACCCTCACCGATGACGGGCTCGCGTTGCAAAGCGAGCTGTGGCGCGTAACCGAAAGAATCAAATCAGCCTGTCAGTTATCGGATACAAAGCTCGAGGAGTTACGAGATACCCTGAATAGCTTTGCCCATCCCGCTGATAACTGATCATCCTCCACTCAGATAAAAGGTACTGGTATGAAAATAGGCATTATTGGCGCCGGAAACATTGGTGCGACGCTGGCACATAAGCTCTCTGTGCAGGGCCATGAGGTCAAACTGGCAAACTCAAGAGGACCGGAAACCATTGTAGAGTTGGCGCGAAGTGTGGGTGCGCTGGCGGTTGAGCGCCAGGAGGCCGTACGAGATGTGGACGTCATCATCTTCTCTATACCCTTTGATAAGCATGCTGAATTGGCTGAGCTCTTGCGTGATGTTCCGGAAAGCGTCGTCGTCATTGATACCTCTAATTACTACCCCTTCCGCGACGGGGACATTGAAGAGCTCCGTGAAGGCAAACCTGAAAGCGTGTACGCCAGTGAAATAGTCAAACGCCCTCTTGTCAAAGCCTGGAACGCTGTTCTGGCCCAGACTCTTCAAGAGAAAGGGCTCGCTGCCGATTCACCGTCCCGTATCGCTATCCCGGTTGCCGGCGACAGTCCGGTAGCAAAATCTGTTGCGCTTGAACTGGTCAGTCAGACCGGTTTCGATGCAGTTGATGCCGGTACGCTTAGCGAATCATGGCGGCAACAGCCCGGCACGCCAGCCTACTGTACTGAGCTAAAAACCGGAGAGCTTGAAGCAGCCCTTAAGGCAGCGGATAAAACTCGCGCTCCACTGAACAGAGATGCGTTGATCAGGGAGTTTATGTCTGCAGGCGAACAACTCACTCATGATGCTATCGTCAAACGTAACCGTGCAGTAACGGCCTGAGCCAAAAAGGGAAAATTATGATTAGTAATGAAAAGTACCGGATTGCTGTTCTGGGAACCGGCCACATCGGTAAAACGCTTGCTAGCAGTCTCGCCTCTGCCGGTTACTCCGTTAAGGTCGCCAATTCACGCGGACCTGAAACGATAGCCCCCGACGTGCTTGAAACGGGCGCTGAAGCAGCTGATGCAGTCAGTGCCATGCAGGATGCACAGGTTGTCATCCTTTCCATACCTATGGCAAAGCTTGCGGATATCGCTCCTCTGATCCGGACATTACCCAAGCATGTTATCGTTGCTGATACGTCTAACTATTATCCACATCGCGACGGCAACATTGATGCGTTCTCAGATGGGGAGGTCGAAAGCGCGTGGGTGGCAGATCTCCTGAACCGTCCGCTGGTGAAGGCCTGGAATGCAATAGGTTCAGATTCTCTTGCGACAAAAGGTACAGCAGAGGGCACTGTGGGACGTATTTCAATTCCGGTGGCAGGGAATATCGAAGAGCACAAGAAAATGGTTATGCGTCTTGTCAGTGATACGGGGTTCGACGCTTTCGATGCAGGTACAATTGAGGAGTCATGGCGTCAACAACCGGGTGCACCTTGCTACTGTACTGACCTCACATATGATGAAATGAAGTCAGCGATCGCCGCAACGGAAAAAACACGGCTGCCTGCGCGTCGGGATATTGCTGTTCAGGCTATTCAGGAGCGAATGGGCGATAAGCGATCCAATCCGAGTGCAGATTATATTGTTCGATTACACCGGGCTCTTTTTATGTAATCCGTAAGCAATATTTCATTTATCGATGCATGAGCGAAAATGCAAACGTCTGCTGATCGCTCATAGCGGACATAGCGAATGAGCTGTTTACACTGAGTATCATTACACTACTGTGTGAATCTTCGCTAGTTTAAGTCCTAGACATAACCATTCTCCACCAACAAAACCTCATAACAGCACCTTCGGGTGCTTTTTTCATTTAAGGAACCATGAAATGACTTATCCAGCTAACACCACCCTGATCACCTTGTCACGTCCACTGAAACTGAACGGCGAAGACGTTGAATCCATCCAGATGCGCGAGCCGACGGTGTTCGACAAACTGCTGTTTGAGAAAAACAAAGGCGCCGCGCTTGAGAAAGAAGTGGCGATGATTGCTGGCCTTTGCAGCCTTAACCCCGGTGATCTGCACCAGCTTCCGGCGTACGACTACGACCAGCTGACGGAGGCATTTAACGATTTTTTGCTGCCACCGGCGGAGCGCTTGAACCTGAGTTCCTGAACAACCAGCCGGGGATCACATACTGGTGCCGCATTACGTTCAGCGAACAGCTCACTCTGCCGCTGAGCATCTGGCGGCGCTATCTGAAAAAGGCCATTAAGCAGAGCGCGGCGTAATGTCAAAATCCCAGAAGTTTAACGCCTCGATTAATTTCGGGGCGTCGCTCGACCCGTCAATGTCCCGGACCCTCAAAGGGCTTACTCGCGGCATCGACGATATCAGCGAGGAGTCAGCGAAGGCGGCAAAATCACAGACGGCCTGGATGCGTCAGGTGAAAGCCGGATCTGCGGGGACTACCGTACAGATAAAGAATATGGAACGGGCGACGGATACGCTCGTGAAAAAGCAGGCTTCACTGGAGAAACAGATCCGTGAAGGCGCGCGCGCTGGAAAAGACGTGTCAGACCTGGCGAGCGAATACCAGCGTGTTGCCGCCGGGATAGGGCGGGCAGAACACGCGCTCACCCGTTTAAATGCCCAGCAGGAACGCGAGAATAAGCAGGTTGAGAAACAGATGCGCCGCGATGAACGCTGGGGCCGAATGAAGGCCATGCCTGGCAAGGCGCTGTCGTTCGGTGCCAGCACGCTAATCAGCGCGCCGGTCGCTATTGCTGGCGCTGGCGTGGCAGGTATTACCGGGCTGATGGGCGGTGCGCTGGCGCTCAACAAAAAGACGGCAGAGGAGTATCGCCTGTCGAAGCAGTACGGCATGTCATACCAGAGCTACAAGAACGGCAGCATTCTTGCGGAGCAGGCCGGGCTGAACGGTGAAAACTACGGGGACCTGTCAGAAGAGCTGAGTAACAAGCTGGGTGAGCAAGGCAATGATAAATCGCTAAATCCGTTGCTGGCCCAGATCGGTATGAACAAAACGCAGATGACGGGCAGCAAACAGCAGCAGTTTGACCAGGTGATGCAGGCTATCTCCGTCGGCATCAAAAATAAGAGCCTGACTGCCCAGCAGGGCGAATCACTTGCCGATCAGCTGATGGGCGGTGAAGCCAACAAACTGGTGACCTACATCGCCAGCACCGGTAAATCCTTCAAGGAAGTGATGGATAACGCTGCTCAGCTAAACAATGTGTCTGAGGATGAAGCACGCGCTGCGGCTGAGTCCAGCCAGGTTATCAGCAACCTCTGGACGTCCGGGGAAACAGCTTTGCAGGGAATGGCCGGGGAGTTAGGCAAGGCATTCGAACCGCAGCTGAAAGCATGGGAGCAACAGGCTACGCAATGGATCAGTAACAATAAGCAGCTGATCGCGAATGAAATCACTGAGTGGGTGAAAGGTGGCGGTCCGGAGCGAATTGTCCACGGACTGGAAACTTTCGGGCGTGCTGTTTCACAGGTTGTGAAATGGATAGATGCGATCCTGCCTGAAAACGATGAACGATCCCCGGCGCAGATGGCTACAGCACAGGAAGCCCGACAGCGCGCCATCGAAACTGAAGAACAGAAGCATGGTGTGAGTTCTCTGGGTTATCAGGAATCCATCAATATCGCCAACGCCGGTGAGCAATCGTGGAAGGATGCCCATAGCCAGGCCAGGGTTTCGGATGGCGTTAACTTTGAAGACAAAACATTCGGTGTGCCAGTCCCGTCGCTGAAAGCTCCGGCACCACAGCAGACGAACCACGTCAATATCACGGTGAACACGCTACCTGGGCAGGATCCGACGGAGTTTGGCCAGGGTGTCTACGACGCTTTCAACAAAGCAACTCCTGGCGTACCGGATTCGGGTGGGGCTGACACATTCGATATCCCAGCATTCTGAGGAGCACGCTGTGCAATACACAACGAAAGACGGCGAACGGCTGGATATTATCTGCGCCCGCCATTACGCGGCGGTCAACAACACCTTTGAAGCCGTTCTTTTTTCACCAGAGAACTATGACCTGACAACGAATGAAGTTTTCAATGCCGGTTCAACCTTCGAGCTCCCTGTCGTAAAGCCCGCAGAGAAGAAAACAGAAACATCACTCTGGGATTAACCAATGTCTTACATCGATACTGGCAGCAAACCATGGCTGCCAAACTTTGCCATTTCCGTTGAGGGTGAAGATATCACCGACGCAGTGCGTGAGAACCTGATTGACCTTACGCTGAAAGATTACGGCGGTGATTCCAAAAAAAGCGATCAGATCTCATTTGCGGTGGTTTCCCCTGATATGAAATTGCCGGGGAAGGGCGTGAAATTATCGGTGTCCATGGGCTTTGGTGACGAGCTGGTGGACAAGGGAACCTTCGTGGTTGATTCACGTTCGTCCGGAGGTTCATCCTCGCAACCGCGCGTAATTGAAATCACGGCCCATGCTTTCTCGAAAACGAATGAGCGTGGCCACAGTTCATTACAGTCGCAGAAAACACGCTCCTTTGCTTCAGGAACCACGATGGGCGATTTAGTCAGTAGCATCGCTGCCGAACATGGCTTAACGGCCCGGGTTGATTCAACGCTGGTGGAACAGCCGCTGGCCCATGTTGACCAGCTTGGTGAAAGCGATATGAATTTACTGACCCGGATAGCGGCGCAGTGTGGTGCGGTGAGCAAGGTGACGCACGATTACTGGGTAATAACACCCAGAGGGGCGCAAACTACGGTGAGCGGTAAACCTCTGCCGGTGAAAACCATTACGCCTGATATGTGTAGTAACTGGCGTTACCACGACACCAGTGATCATCCGGATAGCAGCCAGTCAGGTGGTGGGACCATCATCGTAAGTTACAGAGATGCGGATGATGGAAATCGGGTTAAAACGCTGACGGTCGGCAGCGGTGAGCCTGTAACCCATTACCCGAACGCACAAAAAGATATCCAGGGAGCCAGGATAATCGCCGGTGGATGTTCTGCCCACAGTAAAAAAAAGCAGGCGGGCATGTCTTTAACTTTGCCAGCAGTGCCGGAGCTCATGGAAATGACGGCCGAAGGGAAAATCGCTACCAGTGGATTCGGTAGCGTGGAGGACAGGGAGTGGAAAATTGCTTCGCTTGTTTTTCGACTTTCTGAGCAGGGGTTCACTTTGAACGTGGAGTTGGAGTAAGCACTGTTTCTAAGAAGTTGAGATGACCAAAGTGTTGGTATATTAACTCCTGAGATGTGCTTAATTTATTGATTTTCAAAGGGATGAAATATTCCCTATATACCATGTTTTAACCGTAACTCATTGAAAGTTAATTATTCTTCCTCGGTCTTGAAAACCGGCGACCCGAAAGGGTTCTAGAGTTCGAATCTCTACGCTTCCGCCAAATTTAAACCCCAGACAATGAAAGTTGTCTGGGGTTTTTCTTTTGTGCTTTTCCTGAAATCTTCCGCGGACGCTTCGATTTACCGCGCGACTGGCCAGCGCGGCGGCAGCAACGCGGATGATTATTGTGCAATCACCCCCTTGATCCAATTAGGATTTATCGCCTTGTCGTTATCGTTCCTGAAAAATAGAGTAATAGCCGGACTCTGATAAAAGGAATAGTTAAAATGAAAAAGACAGCAATCGCTTTGTCCCTTCTGTTTGTCGCTACCGGTGCAATGGCTCAGGGCGAAATGCAGCATGCAACAGATGAGACCGTTCAGGCCGCCCACGCTGGCGCCGACACAGCTAAAGAAAAACTGCATCAGACCGAACATCGTACTCAGGAACAAATGAGCAAAGCGAAAAGCGACGGCTC